ACCTGACATCGCCGACTTCTACCATGAGTGGGAGTCGATGGTCCGAAAGACGCTGGACATCATCGACGTGCCGCCCTCCAAGCACGGCATCGGAAGATGCCCGAACCCATTGTGCGGTGTCGAACTGTCGGCGCCCATCGACGCGGTCGAGGTCACCTGCCCCGTATGCGGCGGCACTTACCGCGTGGTGGACGTGCGGCTCGGCTTCCTGAAAGAGTGCATCGCATCCGGCAAAGCGTTCACGGCAGGGGAATGCGCCGAACTCCTGCGCGAATGCGGGTTTCAATGCGGCGTGAACACGATCTACTCGTGGCGCAGTCGTGGCAGGATCCAACCAGCCGGCAAGAACGGGAAGGGACAGCCGCTCTACCGTCTCGCCGACGTGCACAGGCAGCTTTCCCGACGCGACTCGATTTGACGTTTCTCGAAGTGCAAGGCATAATTGTCAGTGGATTAGAGGGTTCAAACCGAGATGACTTGGTTTGAACCCTTTTCTCATATCCACCTTGGATTCTCCTAACTCCTTGGGTTGCGTAACACCGTCCTGTCCGAACGGCATATCGGACACGCTCCGCCCACTCCACGTCAGAGTGGGCATACACCAACAGCAGCAGGCAAGCCAATCCCGCGCTTACGTGATGATGGGGGATTGATGTACAAGGTATGCTCCACCTCCGGTTGCCCACACCTGGTCTCCTCCGGCTCACTGTGCCACGAATGTAGGAAAGCCAAAGACAAGCGCCGGACACGAGGCCGCAATCCATACACGTCGAAAGCGCATCGCCTCGCACGCGCCCGCGTGCTGGCAAGGGACCCGCGGTGCGTCTGTCCCGGCGACGGACCGGACGGATGCGGAAGGCACCATGGCCTATGCGGTGCCCCCAGCACCATAGCCGACCATTGGCCGATCGAACGCATCGAGCTCGTCGAAGCAGGCTTGGACCCCAACGACCCGCAACGCATGCGCGGCCTGTGCAAGCGCTGCCACGACAGCAAGACCGCAAGGACGAAACCTTCAGGCTTCAACAACAGACAAAACCTCAGCTGACACACACAGGCTTCGGCACCAAAACAAAACATTTCATCGAAGCCAAGCCGACGACGCCAGCCGCTCACGTCGAACGACACGAAAGACGAAAACGACCAAGTCTTCTCGATTCGATTCGCGACTCATCGCAGCAACAAGCGAGTCAAACAAAAACCGTTGCAAAACAAACGGAAGCAAACCGTCAAAACACCCACGGGGATACCCCCTAACAGTTTGGGTAGCGGAACCGCCGGAGAGCTGTCTCCGAGGTGCGGAGGGTTCAAAAGTTTCAGAGGGGTCGGGCGAAAGGCCCGGCTGCCGACAGCGAAGGAACGGCGCGAGGCCGTCCGACGATGGAGGAGACATGCCAAGAGGAGGAAAACGCGTCAGATCCGGTCCGATGCCCGATCCGTCGAGTGGTGCGAGCGAACGCAGGGGATACACTTTGCGCAGTCTGCCGAACACCGAATACAAAGGCAGGCCGCCGAAGTTCCCGCTGCCGCCTTATGTGCTTCGCGATTTCGACAAGGAGTCGCAGGAATGGGTCGAGGACACCGCCGGTTCGGAATCCTGGAACAATCGGGAGGCCGAACTGTGGAAGCAATTGTGGCGTCTGCCGCAGGCGCGCGCGTGGAAACAGCCGCAGCTGAAGTACCTGCACTACCAGATTGCCTCGTACGTGCGTGAATGCGTGATCTGCGAGAGCTCATTGGCGAAGGCCGCGGACGTGGCCGTGAAGATCAGGCTCGAGGACCGCATCGGGCTGTCCGAGGCCGGATTGCAGGCGCTCGGCTGGAAGATCTCCGAAGACAACGTCGACATGGCCGCCCACGAGGTGTCCGCCACGGACGTGGAGGCCGCCGCCAGCGGAATGGACACCAAGATCGTCCAGTTCCCACGACGCCTGAGGGCGTGACATGGCCGACGATTGGATCATCGACTTCCCGACATTGGCCGACCTGCAGGACGCGTGGGTGCAGCGGCATGTGCGCCAGCCAGACGGCATCCTCCGCGGCAAGCCATTCTGCTGGTCCGATTGGCAATTCTGGTACGCCGCGCACCGCTGGCGGGTGCGCGAGGACGCGGAATTCGTGCCTCCCGAGGAGGTCACGGTAGACAATCCGCTCGTCCTCAACCAGGCCTTCCAATACCGTCTGACCGGATGCATCGGACCACAGAAGACCGGCAAGGGACCGACCGAGGCCTCATGCGCGATACTCGAGGCCTGCGGGCCCGTCGTGTTCGCCGGTTGGGCGAAGCCCGGCGACGTGTACCGATGCTCCGACAACGGCTGCCCCTGCGGATGGGTCTACCACTACAATCCGGGCGAACCGAAAGGCATGCGTCACCCTTCGCCACTCATCCAGCTGACCGCGAACTCCGAGGACCAGGTGCGCAACGCCTACCGTCCACTCGTCGCGATGATCCGGCTCGGCCCGTTGAAGCAGCTGCTCAAGGTGCGCGAGGGCTTCATCCGCATCCTGCGCCCCGGAATCAACTTGGACGATGACGATCTCGACCTTGACCGCATCGATGTGGTGACCGCATCGGCCACCAGCCGTCTGGGCAACCCGATCAGCGATGCCGAACAGGACGAGGCCGGCCTGTACACCAAGTCGAACGGCATGCTCGACGTGGCCGACACCCAACGCCGCGGCGCCGCCGGCATGGGCGGCAGAACGCACTTCTGGACCAATGCCTACGACCCCGGCGAAAATTCCTATGCCCAACAGCAATTCGAGACATCGGCATCGGATGTGTGGATCTTCTACCGCAACCCCGACCTCAACCCGGACCTGCGCCACAAGGACGGTACGCCATACAGCTTCAACAACCGGCGCGAACGCCGCAAGATCCTCGAATGGGTGTACGCCGGCAGCCCCTGGGTGCCCTTGGATTCCGTCGAGGCGGAGGCCGAGGCCCTCATGGAGAAGGATCCCGCGCAGGCGGAACGCTTCTTTGGCAACCGCATGGTGCAGGGCGGCGGCGCATGGCTCGAGGACGGACTATGGGAGAGCTGCTATGCGGGACAATAGACCACTCAACAAATCAAGGATGCGGACGATGAGGCAATACAATCTTCCGCTGCTGCAAAAGGTGCGGACAGTTGGCCGATACGACATGCCAATGCTTGCAAAACAGGACGTCACCCCCCCTGACATGTTGATAGGCTTCAATTACGCGACCGGCAAAAAGACAGTCAAGCATTGCGGAATCCATTTCTTCATCGATGACTACCAGTTCCAGAGAGTCTGGAACCAGCCGGACAGATACATCGCACCGCTCAAACGCTTCCAGTGCGTGCTGACACCTGATTTCAGCACATACATGGACATGCCGGAAGCGATGAAGATCTATAACGTCTTCCGAAGCCGTCTGATCGGAGCATACTGGCAGGCCTGCGGACTGAAAGTCATCCCAACACTTCAATGGGCGGGCCCAGAGTCATTCCCGTACTGCTTTTCAGGCATTCCAAACAACTCCACCGTCGCGGTAAGCACGGTCGGAACGAACGACAATCCGACGGCAGAACTCTATTGGCGGCTCGGCATGCGATACGCGATCGACAGGCTCGCACCGGAAAAGATTCTCCTCTACGGAGATGCCATTCCGTTTTTCGACTTCAGTGGCATCGAAGTGGTCACATACAAAAACAGCAATGCGGAAAGGATGAAAAAATGGGCGGAAGAGGATCAAGCTCAGGCGCAGGACGTGGCGGACATGGCGGCGGAGGGGGAGGCTCTTCCTCTGACCTTTCATCCGTAAGCGACACGGATCTCACCAAGATGATGCGCGACGCGGGAAACCGCATGGACACCGCATCGGAAATCATGCAGAGAACCGCGCACGGAGCCACGCAATACAACCAGCGCATGCCGGAAAGCGTCTTTCCAGAGGCAACCAAGGCGAACTACGACAAATACCGGGCAGCCTCCAAGGCATTCCGCACCGCCAGGGCACAGCGCGACAGAATCTCCGACGAACAGATCCGACGCCAACCAAAATCAAGCGGCACAAGCCACGCATTCGTCAATTCCTTCGGCGAAGCGACGACAAGGGAGATCACAAACCAGAACTACCAGCGCTCGCAGAAGAGTTTGTCAAAATCGGTCTTGAGGAACATGGGATATTAGCGTGTCCGAGCATGAGCTTTGGCTTGAGAACCCGTCGAAGGGCACCGAGGTGTGCCTCGGCTTCGACGGCTCCGAGAACGACGACTGGACATGCATCAAGGCCGAAACACGCGAGGGCTTCATCTTCACTCCGCGCTACGGCGAGGACCGGCGTCCCACCATCTGGAACCCGAAGACATGGGGCGGTCGAATCCCGCGCAGCGAGGTCAACGCCGCCATGGACGAGCTCAACGACCGGTACAAGATCGTGCGCGCCTACTGCGACCCCGGATTCCGCGACGAGGTGTCGTGGGAGTCGCAGATCGAGGCATGGGACTCCCAATACGGGCCGAAGAAGTACATTCCCTGGTCGATGAGCGGCTCCAGCCGCATCACCGCCGTCTGGGAGGCATTGAAACGCTTCGAATCCGACCTCGAGCACCACTCCATCACCCAGGATGGCTGTCCGATCACCATCACGCACATGCGCAACGCAAGACGCTTCGCCAAGTCCGGCGAACGGTACGGGCTCGGCAAGCCAAAACAGACAAGGAAAATCGACGCGGCGGTCACCAGCGTGCTCGCACATGAGGCGGCATGCGACGCGCGCGCCGCCGGCTGGGGCAGGAAACGCAAGGCCTACCTGCTGACCGGCTCGACAACAAGGGGATTCTGAATGATTCGCACCGCCGCGGACGTGAACCGTATGGCGAACCTGCTCGCCATGAAGATAGAGCAGCGACGCTCGGACATTAGGAAGCACACGGACTACGTGCGCGGCAAGCGTGGCACCCTGAAATTCGCGTCCGACGAATTCAAACGCTACATGTCGGATCGTTTCAGCGGATTCGCCGATAACTGGTGCCTGCCTGTGGCGCAGGCGCCCGTGGAACGCATCCACTTCCGAGGCTTCATCCCATACGGCGACGTCGAACTCGACTCGCACGTGATGCGCGTGTGGGAGCGCAACGACTGCGACCGCAAACTGCAGGAGACCGCCCTGATGATGACCACCACAGGCAGAGCCTTCGGCCTGGTCACCTCGATGCCGGACGGCAGGGCGCGCATAAGTTTCGAACACCCCGACTCGGCGGCTGTCCACTACGATCCGCTCACCGGCGAGGTCGACGCCGGCCTCCTGGTCAGATACGACGAGGAGCACGAATTCGGCACGCTGCTGCTGCCCGACGTGGTCTTCGACGTGGTGCGCGTCCGCGCGGGCGGAGATGACGAACGAGACCGTCTGCCGCCGGGCGTCGAGGGATGGATGTTCCTGCCGGACTCCGCCCGCCCGAACCCGCTCGGCCGCGTCCCACTGGTCGAATTCCGCAACCAGATGCTCCTGGACAACCTTCCCATCAGCGACGTCGAGCAGGTCGAATCCATGCAGGACGCCGTCAACGTCTGCTGGGCATACACCTTGAACGCATTGGACTTCGCGTCCATGCCCGCGAGGGTCATCCTCGGCGGCGACAGCCTGTCCGAACCGGTGTTCGACAAGGCCACCGGAGAGCAGGTGGGCGAACGTCCCGTGAACCTCGACAAGCAGGTCATGGAGCGCATCATGCAGATCACCGGCGACAACGTGTCGATCGGCGAATGGACGGCAAGCAACCTGCAGGCCTTCCTTCCGATCATCCAGAAGGCGGTCGAGCACATCGCCGCCGAGACGCGCACGCCAGGCCATTATCTTTTGACGAACGCGGAGGTGCCCGCCACCGGCTACGAGGTCGCCGAAGCCGGATTGGTCAGCAAGACGTTGGAGCGCATCAGCTTCATGCGCCAGCCGGTGCGTGAGCTGTGCGAGATGGCCATGACGCTCGAGGACGACGAGCAGTCAGCGCGCATCCTCGAGGACTCCAAGGTCGTGTTCGCCACGCCGCAGTACCGCAGCGAGGCCCTCATGGCCGACGCGATGCTCAAATACAAGAAGCTCGGCTACCCGCTGCAGTGGATCGCCGAACAGATGGGCCAGAGCCCCGAGGACATCAAGCGCATCATGCGCATGATCGACGAGGAGAACAGCGACCCGGAGATGGCCGAGATAGTGCGAACCCTGCAGGTCGGAGGTGCATCTGATGACGGTGACGATGGACAGCCTGTCGGACAGCCGGCACACCCTGGCCAGACTATGCCTGCTGGCCGTGAAGGCGGCGGACAAAACATGGAAGGGCGTGGATCCGCGACGGGTGCGTGACAGCTGGAATCGGACGAACGCCGACTTCCTGACGCTCTTCGCCACCCTGCAGACGCGCGCCGCCGCCGACGCGATGGACTCATCCACGCTGATGCTCGCCGAACAGAGCGATTACATCCAGCCAGACGGCGGCATCGCGAATCCTCTCGCATTCGGAACCGGCTTCGCGCCGAGCGGCATCGACCTCGGATCATATTTCGACATCCCGGTCACGCACACCCTGTCGGCCATCAAGTCCGGCATGGACGAATCGGATGCCATGCAGGCTGGACGCGCGACGCTCCGCCAGATGGCCATGCAGGCCATCGAGGACACGTCAATCAGCGCGATGGGCGTCAGCATCACACAAAGGGCAGGCGTCGGCTACGTGCGCGTCGAATCACCCGACTGCTGCCCACGATGCGCCATCCTCGCCGGAAAATACTTCCGGCACAACAACGACTTCCTCCGACACCCGAAATGCCACGGCCGCACCATTCCCTGCAAAGGCAAGGAAAAGGCCGAGAAACAAGGCTGGATCACATCGCCGATGGACCGCTTCAACGGCATGAGCGAAGATGAGCAGGACAAGGTCTTCGGACATGCCGACGCGCAGGCTATCAGGGACGGCGCCGACATCTACCAGGTCGTCAACGCGCATCGAGGCATGCGGCCAATCGGACGCGGCAACATCCGCATGACAACGTCCGAAGGCACCAGCCGCTACGGGTGGAGCCGCATGATCCGCAAATACGAATACGGCCAACGCCAGAGGCGCAGGCTCACGCCGGAAGGCATCTACAGCTTCAACCTCCCGCGCGAGCAGACCATCGAACTTCTGAAGCGCGAGGGCTACATCCTGCCCGACAAATGGCGTGAGCAGGTGCCGGAGCTTCGCCGCAGCCAATGGCTGCACGACAACGGATACCGTCAGGGACGGCATGAGGACCTGACCGAGGCGCAGAAGCGTCTGCTCAATGCGCGGCTCCGCTACGAGGCCGCTTTGGACGGCCACAATCCCTATCGGCCAGGCAGTCCGGTCACGCCGGATGTGCTGGCGAAGGCCGAGAACTCGTATCGTCGCTGGCTTTCCAGCAACGGCGAAAAATACATCCAGTAAAAGGAAGGAAACATCATCATGTCCGATGGACAGCAGCAGGATCCGAACACCGGCGATCCGGGCGCGCAGGAGCCGCCCGTCGACTGGCACGACAAGTTCCTCGGCCAGAAGAAGGTCAACAGCGACCTCGAGGCGAAGCTCAAGACCGCCTACGAGAAGGCCGACCGCGTGGACGACCTGGAGAAGCAGGTCGCCGACTGGGAGCAGCGTGGCAAGGAATTCGAATCCGCGCAGGCCACCATCGCCGGACTGCAGAAGCAGGTGCTCCAGGCGAACGTCACCGCCGCGGCCACCGGCAAGCTCATCAATCCGAGCGACGCATTGAAGCTCATCGATTTCTCCGACCTGGACGCTGACGATCAGGGAGGATACGACCAGAAGGCGATTTCCAAGAAAATCGACGATCTGGTCACGGCACACCCGTATCTCGCGCAAGGCGGGAACAAGACTGGTCTGACGGGAATCATCCCACCGTCAGGCGCCCGTGATGGCGATCATCAGGCGGGACAGCTTACCAGGGACGATCTGAAGAACATGACCCCGAAGCAGATCGAGGAGGCGCGCCGCAAGGGCCGTCTGGATGACCTGCTCGCAGGCCGCAGCAAGTAAGGAGGCCACCAGCAATGGCAATCACCAATTTCATTCCCGAGGTATGGTCCGCCGCCATCCTCGAAGCCCTGCGCGCGAAGCTCGTCTTCCCGAGCCTGTGCAACCGCGATTACGAGGGCGACATCCGTGAGGCCGGCGATACCGTGCACATCACCGGATACGACGACGTGACCGTGCGCAAGTACGTCCGCGGCCAGGCGATCACCGTCGACGATGTCAATGACAAGGAAGCAGCCGTTCTTGAAATCAATCAGTCCGACTATTTCGCCTTCAAGGTCAACGACCTCGACAAGGCTCAGGCCAAGGCGGACATGACTGGAAAGTTCACCAATTCCGCCGCCTACAACATGATGAAGAACGTGGAGAACTACATCTCCAATCTCATGGACACGGCCGTCAGCACGCCGGCGAAGACCGTGGCCGTCGGCACCCCCGCCGACGCGTATCTCGCCGTCGTGGAAGCCGGACGGAAGCTGGATGTTCAAAACGTGCCCGACGAGGGCCGCTGGCTCGTCGTCAGCCCCGACTTCTACGCGCTCCTGCTGCAGGACTCCCGCTTCATCGAAGGCACCGAAGCGGGCCATAATACGCTGCTCAACGGCGTGGTCGGCCAGGTGCGCGGCTTCACCGTAGTGAAGTCCAACAATGTGCCGCACAAGTCCGCCAGCCCGGACACACAGTCCATCCTCGCAGGCACGAACGCCGCCGTGACCTTCGCGCAGCAGGTCAGCAACGTCGAGGCTATGCGCATGCAGACCGACTTCGCCGACATGGTGCGCGGCCTCGACCTGTACGGCGCCAAGGTCATCCGCCCCGAGTGCCTGACCAAGATTACCCTGAACCTCTCCACCACCACCACCGGTCGTTCCCTGCAGGATGCGCAGACCCCTGTCGTGAGCGGTACCACCGCAGACAGCGACGGTGAAGAGGATGCTGCTGCAGGCAAGAAGAGCGGCAAGTAGTCGAGTCCGATGATCGGAGGCTGAAATGACCGCACTGGCCACCTTGGACGACCTGAAACATAACGGCATCGAAGTGACCGATGAGCAGACGGCAACCAGTCTGCTCGACTCGGTCTCCGAAGCCGTCCGCTCGGCCGCCGGCTGTCCGATCACCCTCGGCGAATGGACCGTCGACATCCCCGGAGAACAGTCCAGGAAACTCGACCTGCCATGCAGGGCCGTCAGAAGCGTTTCCAAGGTGCTCATCGACGGCAAGACCGTCGACGACTGGCGGCTCCTCGGATCCGCACTCTACCGCGAAGAGCCGTGGAGCCCCTTCGGACGCATCCCGTCGGTCGTGACAGTCACCTTCACGGGTGGCTGGAATCCGATACCCGCCGATATCGTCAGACTGGTCTGCTCGTACGTCGCAGCCGGACTCCACCAGCTCGAGGACGGAGGCCCCGGCGCCCACGTCGGCGTCAGCTACGAACGTGTCGACGACGCACAGGTCGGATACGCGCAAGGCGATGCCGCCCAAATCGACGTGACCGAACTGCCGGAAGCGACCAAGCGCAGCCTGCGCAACCGCTTCGGCGCGAACGTCTCTTCGATAGGGGTGTTCCGATGAGAATCAGCGCATCATTCCTCTCCAAGGCCCGCCGTGACGCGGAAGGCCTCATGACCGACCAGTGCACGGTAACCCGCCCAGGCGAGTCCACCACGGATCCGGACACGGGACTGCCGAACACCGGCACGGAGCAGGTGTATGCGGGCAAGTGCAAGGTGCAGACCTCTGGTGGCCTTGCGTCCGAGAACGTGGAAGGCAGCGCGGCTCAGGCGATGGGCGCCGTCTCATTGGTCTGGTCGCTGTACATCCACTTCCCGTTCGGGACCAGCCTGCGCAACGGCGATCTTGTCACGGTCACGAAGTCGGCGAATCCGGAACTGGTGGGCCGTCGCTATCGCATGATTTCCCCCCAATCGGAGAAGTCGTGGGCGACGGCCTGCCGCTGGAACGTGAAGGAGGACGCATGAGCGTCGCAAGTCTGTTCGACGCGTCCGAGCTGACCGCCTTCGCCGACAAGCTGCTCTCCAAAGGAGTCGCCCGCCGCGCGGCCATCACCATGGTCGTGAAGAAAGGTGCGCAGAACGTCAAAAACGACATTCGCGAAGACCTCTCCGGCTCAGGCAACAAGGCATTTCGACGCATCCCCATCACCTACGAGGTGAAGGAAGCGCCGGGACGCATCACAGCCGAGATCGGCCCGTCGAAGGGCGGCGCCGGCAGCCTCGCCAACATCGCGTTCTTCGGAACCGCTAAAGGTGGTGGAACGCACCGGTTCTACGAGCATGGCGAGGAAGAGCTTCCGAAGCTCGCGGAATATGTGGCTCGTGCCGCAGTGGAGGGATTCTAGTGCAGTCGATAATGACCTTGTCGAACACGATTCTCGACCATGTGCCGAAACCGGCTGAAGGTTGGAAGGTGTACCGGCAGACCGCGCCGAAACCGACCGACAAGCCACCGTGGATTATCGAGACCGTCACCACGAACGGCCACATAGTCGGGGAGACGCAACACGTGCATTGCGGCATCGGCACTCTGCTGGTGCGCATTGTGAGCACCACCACCGATTCCGTCAACGTGCTGGCCGATGACCTCATGATTCCAGCCTTGGCCGGCAAACGGTTCGTCGCGCAGGGCTTCGACACCGGATGTCTGACCCTGTTCTCCGATTCCGGCGCTTATGCGGCCGGACTTACCGCAGAGGACACGAGCCTGCTCTATCAGGTGCGCCTATTGACTTTCAAATTCAACTGGTCACGCATGTGACCCAATATTTATAAGGAGGAGTCATGGTTTTGACTCTTGGGACTGAAGTTCCTTCCACACCGGCGGACGGTCTGGTCAACACGATCTGGGTGCCGTCCATCAAAAACATCCAGAAGCCGACCGCTGAGGAGATCGGCGCCGGCACCGACCTGAGTAACTACGTCACTCTGGGCGGCTGGTCGTGCTCGCCGTCGCAGGATTCCATTTCCGATCAGCGTGAGAACAGCGCGCAGGATTATGAGAATCCCGGACGTAAGAAGATCAGTGGCCCGAGCATCGAGGTCATCGACAACACCAACACTTCGCATTCCACGGAAAACGTGGCAATGAAGACGTTGACCGAGGGTGCGGAAGGCTACTTCGTGCGCCGCTACGGCAAGCCGACCGACAACACCTTCGCAGCCGGAGACGTGGTGAACGTCTACTCGGTCCGTATCGGCATGAGCGCCAAGGTGGCGATCGCCGCGAACAGCGTGCTGCGCAGCAAGGTCAATTTCTCCGTTCGCGCTCCTGGCTGGGCGGAGAACGTGAAGGTCGCCTGATTGATTCTTCCCGCATCGGACTTTCGTTCCTTTCGCCGGTGCGGGATCCTCTTTTTCCTCTTTTCCGGCAAAGGGACATGAATATTAGAGCGAAGGAACACATATGCTTAAAGTCACCAGGCGCACGCGCGAGGTCGATATTATCCTCAACCAGCAGACCGCCGAGGATATTGCGCGATTGGGCGATACGCTGGCCGAGGAGACCACGCGCGAGCGAGTCACGGAGGCCGGTACGAACCGGCAGGCGAAGGCCACCGCGCGGCGCATCGAAGAGCTGCGCGAACAGGCGGATGCGGAGACATTGAAGCTCACGTTGCGGGCATTGCCGGTAAGTAAGTGGGCGCAGGCATTGGCCGCGCACCGCAATGCCAACGGCACGAACGACATGTTCGGCACCGCTGCTGCGGCATTGCCGCTCATGCTTGATTCCGCGACCATCGGCGGCAAGCCGGTGGCCGACGAGGACAAGACCGAACAGGCGTGGCGCAGTCTGTTCGATGAATTGACGGATGGCCAGTTCACTCCGATCTGGCAGGCCATCGCGGAACTGAACGGCACAGCAGCGGACCCAAAAGCGGCATTCGACCTCGCCTCGCAGGTTCTCCGCAACTAGTCGAGGACCTTAAGATCTGCCGCCAGCTCGGCATCAGCTATAAGCGTTTCATGGGCTGGTGCCCGAGTGAGGGCGATGAGGTCGAATGGGATGAGACGGAACGCAATTGGATGCGCTCGTTGGCTGAATACGAACGGTCATTATGCCCCATGTGCGGTTTGCCTCGCACGATCTGCCAAGACCCGAAGGCCGAACTGACCATGCATGCCGAAACCAGCGTCTGCTGGGCCACTGCGCACATGCAGCAGGCCATGAAACGGTGGACGGAGGCCAACGGCAGGGACAATCCGGCCGCGAATGCCTTGGTGGCGCATTTGACCTGACATTTTGGAGGATGCTTTGGCGGAGAACAAGAACATCGTCATCCGGTTGATGGCGGACACAGCCTCCTATGAGGCGGCGATGACCCGCGCCGGAAGCACTGCGAAAACAGTCGCTTCTGGCATGGAGAACACCGGCCGCAAGTCCGCGCTTATCGCCAGCGGTATGACCGCCGCAGGGCTGGCCGTGGCCGCTTTCGGCGTGGCCGCGGTGAAGATGGCCGCAGACTTCGACCAGCAGATGAGCACCGTCCAGGCGAACACCGGCGCGACCAGCGCCCAAATGGACCAGCTGCGTGCCGCAGCAATCGAGGCGGGCGCGAGCACCGTCTATTCCGCTTCGGATTCCGCCGATGCGATCAACGATCTCGGCAAGGCCGGCATGAGCGTCACGGATATTCTGACAGGCGGCTTGTCTGGCGCTTTGAATCTGGCCGCGTCCGATGGAATGGCCGTAGGTGATGCCGCCGAATACATGGCCAATGCGTTGAGCATGTTCCATCTGAAGGGGTCTCAGGCTTCCCAGGTGGCCGATACTTTGGCGGCTGGCGCAGGCAAGGCCGTCGGTAACGTCAGCGATTTCGGCGAGGCGTTGAACAATTGCGGCGCGCAGGCGAACAGTTTCGGCATGAACGTGCAGGAGACCACCGGCGTTTTGGCGTTGTTCGCGCAGAACGGCACCATCGGCGCCGAAGCCGGCACCCAGTTGAACAGCATGCTGATGAAACTGGCCGCGCCGTCCAGCGAAGCGGCCGGCACGATGAAGGAACTCGGCATCAGCGCCTATGACGCGCAAGGCCACTTCGTCGGCATGGCGAAGTTCGCCGGGCAATTGCAGAAGGCCGAAAAAGGCTTGACCGACGAGCAGCGCAACCAGGCGAACGCGACCATCTTCGGAAGCTATGCCATCAAGGCTGCGAATTATCTTTACGAGGCGGGCGAGTCCGGTGTCAACAAGTGGACGAAGGCCGTATCCGAAAGCGGTTACGCCGCCGAGCAGGCCGCCGCGAAGAACAATAATCTCAAGGGCGATCTGGAGAATCTTGGCGGTTCGATGGAGTCCCTGATGATTTCCGTTGGCGAGGGCGCCCAGGGGCCTTTGCGCAAGATGGTGCAGGGCTTGGATACGCTGGTTGACGCGTTCGCGGGATTGCCGTCCGGAGCGCAGCAGACGCTCGTGGTCATGGCATCATTGGCCGGCGTGTTCGGAGCGGTGCACAAGGCCGCGGGCAATCTCAACGGCAGCACCAGCACGATGGCCAACAACATCGGTCTGGCCATCGATCCGATCCAACGCGTCAAAGCCGCGCTCAGCTCAGCCAAGACCGCCTTCGAGATGTTCCGCGCATCCGGCATGAGCGCGCAGGAGCAATTGGAAACGTTCGGCACGAGCGCCGGCCGCGCCGAATTGAAGACCGCGGGATTCAAGACGGTCGGCAGCAGCGTCATGAGCCTGCTCGGCGGACCGTGGGGCATCGCCCTCACCGTCGCCGGAGTGGCGCTCACCAGGTTCATAGAGCGTCAGCAGAAGGCCAAGGAGGCCACCGAACAGCTCCAGTCCACCCTCGAATCCGGCGGCGACATCAGCTCCACCATCGCCGACTCGTATCAGAAGATGAATTTCGCCGGCGCGAGCATGACCCACTGGATGAGCGAAGCGAAAGTCAGCCTGACCGACATGACCAGCGCCGCCATGGGCAACAAAACCGCGACCGACAAGGTCAACGCCGCGCTGAAGGAATACGGCAAACAGGGCCATTCGCAGATGGCCGTGGCCCAGAAGATGCGCGACAGCATCAAGGACGAGGCCAAGGCATATCAGGAAGCCAAGGAGCAGACCAAGCAGAAGACCGCCGCGACCAAGAACGCCGTGGATGCGGATGGCAAGTCCGCTTCGGCTGCAAAGGATGCCGCCAATGCGAACAAGGAGCTTGGCTCTTCCGCTTCGGACGCGTCCGAGGAAATCGACGACCTCGTGAAGTCTCTGTTTGGTTTGGAGTCAGGTAATCTGACCGCAGACGAGGCTGTCGACCAGCTGAACCAGAAGATCGGCGAACTGTCAGACACCTGCAAGGACAACGGCGTGGTGTTCGACCAGAACGGCAACCTGCTCGACAAGTTCTCCGAGAAGGGCACCAAGACCAAGCAGGCTTTGGAGGACATTGCCAGCAGCGCACAGAACGCTGCGGAGAAGATTCTCAAGCAGGGCGAGAACACCAACTTCAGCAACGGCGAACTCAATCGCGCCAGAGTGGTGTTGCAGGACGCTCGCGAAGCGGTCATCCGACAGGCCGAAGCGTCCGGCATGAGCGCGCAGGCCGCCAACGACCTCGCCGATCGCTGGGGCTTGAGCTCATCTCACATCCAGTCCAGCATCACGTCAATCGAAAAAGCCGCCAATGACAACAAGGCGAAGCTCGACGTCGACGACTCCAAGGCCAAGAAGAAGACCAAGACCGCCGAGACCAACGTCGACAAATTCAATAAGAAGATCGCCAAGGCCAAGCTCGAAGCCGAAGACAAGAAGGCCACCGCCAGCGCCAAGAAGGCGCAGAAGATGATGCAGGCCTTCAACAAGACCCACGTCAAGGCCACACTGGATGCGACCGACAAGGCATCCAAGAAGGCGAACACCGCCTCCAAGAACATCGGAAAGCTCAACGGCAAGAAAGCCACAGCCAGACTCGACGCGAAAGACAACGCCTCGCCGAAGGTAGACAAGGCCAATGCGAAGAAACTGTCAAACAAGCGCAACACCTTGGACTCCACCGACAGGGCAACGCCGAAGACGAACGCCGCGAACGCGAAGAGGCTCAACAACAAGAAGAACACCCTCGATTCGACCGACAAGGCCGGACCGAAGGTAGACGCCGTCAACCGCAAGAAGCTGAACGACAAGAAGAGCACCGCCTCGGTCAACGACCAGGCGACTCCGGTACTCCGCTCCATCAACAACTTCAAGATCGCCGACAAGTCATTCACCGTGACGGAACACACGAAGAAGGACGGCGGATACACGGGCGGCATGTTCACCGACGGCACGTTCCAGCATTTCGCCGGAGGTGGCATGTTCTCAGGTTATGTGGACCCCGCGTGGGCGCCCGGCAACGGCCTCAGCGACAGCGTCTACCTGCTCAACGCCCGCCTCGCCGCGGGGGAGTACACGCACAATGCTGCGGCCACGGCCTATTACGGCGTGGAGAACATGCGCCTGTTGAACGAGCGGAAGATTCCACGCGAAGTGTTTGCCACAGCCAATCAGATGGCTGGAAACGTCAACGTGCAGGTGGACACCGGTTCGGTGGTGGCCGCTATCACCAGTCTGCACAATGACCTCGGCGCTATCATTTCCGCCGCGTCAGATGATTCGACGGTCAGCGACCGTGACTTGGGAAGGTTGATTCGCAAATATGCGAGAACTTAAATACACTGCTCATGACGGCACGGTCATCGACCTCGACACCGATAGTCTGTGGGTGGCCGACCTGCAGGACATGCGCGGATTCGCATGGACTTACACATTGGCCTCTCGCGGCATCAGATCCGTGAGCCGGAACGCTTCGACGGCGAAAATGACCGTCCGCACCAAGACACCCGCAGTGCTGGATGCGGCGCAGACCGCTTTCGCGGCTGACGTGCAGGCCGTCAAACCTGGCATGTTGACGGTGGATGGCGAATGGTCGCAGCATGCCTATATCGTCGGCTCGTCGCTTGGCCTTGTGCCGTGGCCGGATTATGCGCAGGTCGATTACACTGTGATCTTGTGCGATGGTGTTTGGCGTCGCGCGCTGCCGGTGCAGCATTTCTTCCCGATAACGGCAGGTACCGGTTCGCAGACCGACCTTCCACTGGATCTGCCGACCGATTTGGCTCCGTCGAAAATCGCTTTGACGGTGCATAATCCGACCGACAAGGCCGCTGAGTTCACTGCGGTCATTTTCGGCCCTTGCGTCAACCCGTCTTTCCAGATTGGCGGCAACACTTACGCGATTGATGTGACAGTGCCGGAAGGCGGTCATATGTCGCTGTCGGCCACTGGATTGCGGAAGACGATAACGTTGGCAGCCGAAAACGGCGACGTTTCGGATGTTTTCGACAAAGGCGTCCGCGGCAACGGCAGTGGAAGCGGCTCATATGTTTTCGAGCCGATACAGGCCGGAGATTCGCTATTGACGGTTTCCGGCAATTTTGGCATCGATTTGACCATGTTTGACGTTTCTGGAGGTGTGCCTTGGCTGACGTTATCCTCGCCGATGACAAGCTGACGCCACATGCGAGCGTATCGCGAGTGACGTTGGATTGGGCTTGCGGCACGGACGAAAACGACTTCGAGCTGACCATCGATGACGCACTCGCGCCGAACATTTCACAAGGCTGGTATTTCTGGCTCGATGGAAGTGATGTTGGAGGCCGAATAGTCGATCGTCGCGTGTCTGTCGCCGGAGGAACGTCTACGACAACCTGGATCGGCCAATCATGGACCGGAATGCTGGCAGCGAAGATCCTCCAACCTGATCCGAGACAGGATTATCTCACGGTGTCAGGCAAACTGCCGGACATACTGACTGGGCTGATGAAGCGTATTGGCCTGGATGGTGTGTTCACCGTCCAATCAGATGATTCTTCGACTGTCACCAATTGGCGTTTCGAGAATCCACGATACGTGGACGCCTACACAGGATTCCGCAATCTGCTCGCATCCTGCGGCAGACGCCTCGACTTCCAAGCCAAGGACGACCATATCCTGCTTGGCATCACACCGGTCGGCATCATCACCAACACGATCGATTCCGACTTGGTGGACTTCAGGGCCGAAACCAACCGTCGCGCGCCGAATCATCTTATCGGCCTTGGCTCGCAGGAGCTCAAGAACCGCTTGGTTGTCGACTGCTTCGCGGACGCGAAAGGCGCGGTGAGCGATAAGCAGACGTTCAGTGGCGTGGACGAGGTCTGCGCCACATACGATTACTCAAATGCAGATTCCGCCACGTTGAAATCCGAGACGAAGAAGCATTTGCAGGAATTGCAGACCGGTGGTTCGGTCGAGGTGACGTTGTCCGATGAGGTCGGAGACGGTCTGCGCGTGGATGACAAGATTGTTGCGACGGATCAGACTTCCGGCGTCAACGTCACCGCCGTGGTGACGAAGCGAATCGTGAAAATCGATTCCGGGATTTTGACTTCGACGTTCGAGGTCGGACTGCCGGTGCAGTCGGCGAACGCTAACTATTCCGGTTCTTCCTCTTCGTCTTCGGGTTCGGCTGGCGGCGTGTCTTTGACGGCTGGCCGTGGCCTGTCGATTTCAGGCGGCACGATCAACGCGGAGGTCGCTTCCGAGGATTTAGATTCCGTCAGGCAGGTCGCCGAGTCGGCGGACAGGACGGCTTCCGGTTTCGCGGCGCAGATCGGCAAGGCGAATCAGACCGCCGAGGATGCGAGGAACGTCGCCGATGCGGCCAAGACCGTGGCCGATAGTACCAAGTCGGGCATGATGACCGATGGCGAGCGGTCGAAGCTCGCTTCGGTCGAACGGGGCGCGAACGCCTACACTCTGCCGGAGGCGTCCACGGACGTGTTGGGTGGCGTGAGGGTGGATGGTTCCTCGATCGTGAGTGTGGATGGTGTCATCAGCGCGCATGTCGGCGACGGCGGTTCCGGGAAGGCCGTGTTCCCGGTCGGCTATGTGGTGATGAACACGACGGGCGTTGACCCCTCCGTTGATTTCGGCGGGACCTGGAGGCAGTTGCCTTCGCTTGGTTGTTTTACGTTTGAAAGGATTGGATAGTGAAATCTGACGGTTACTCGAAGTACGTGTGCGACAAGTGCGGCAAGACCGCTTATGTCGCAGCTGGCGATACGGAGGCGCGGGAATGGTTCACCGTGCGCCGCTATTCGGCTGGCAAGGCGACCCGCATCGCGGATGATGTGGCGCCCGACATCTACGAACTGTGTTCCCAATGCAATGCGTCTTTCATGACGTTCATGCAGGAGAATGATGAATCGTTTGAAGCATGGTTGAAGGAGGTTGGACAGTGACCATCGAACTGGTTGACGGCAAGGCCGGAGTTGCACACATCTCAAGTGAGGACAAGGCGATCATCCATCAGGCCAAGTTCTCGAAGTCTGACGTGGTGTTCGACTGGGGCGACGCGTTCAAATGCTCGATGAGTTCGTCCAACAGGGCGACGGTCGGCACCGGCTGCGCGTCGATTCAAGGCTTGGACTGGCATATCACGTCGGCGGAATCGGTGACGATCTCCAACGGGTCGCAGGGCATGAAACGCAATGACATCATCTGCGCACACTACCATCGAGATTCCAAGACCGGTAATGAGAATGTGGCATTGACCGTGTTGAAGGGTTCGCCGAACGCGACGACTGCCGCTGATCCGGCCATTCCGTCAGGGAAGATATTGTCCGGCGCGGTTGACGCGTACATGCCGTTGTGGCGTATCCCATTGAATGGCATCACGGTCGGTACGCCGGTGCGCCTGTTCACGCCGAGGGGGGCTTTGTGGGATTCCGTAACCCTGTACAATGCGAAAGGTTTCACAGTCATTCGCGCTGGCAGGATGATGCTCGTCAAATATGCTGGAACGTTCGGCAACGGCGGCAGCTGGGATGCCGTTCAATGCGATTACACGCTGCCCGCCGAACTGCGCCCTCCAATCGAAGTCAACGCGATGGTGTGCGTCTCCAACGGGCAGACGGCGAGAATGCTCGTCGTCAATCCGAACGGAACCATTCGGTGTGCGAACATGGGAGCTGCTGGCAGCAATCAGGGTTGCGTCGGCTCACTCTGCTACCCGATACCGTAATTCTAGCATTCCGTAACCCTCATCAAGGCGAATCCGAATTGGAAAGTGGATTATCGTACCGCGCTGGTAGGCAAGCTGTTGATCGTCGCATTCCACGCAATCCGAGTCGGTAGCGACTGGAACGCGGCGAAAGAATGGGAGACATCCACGATTCTCACACTCCCAGCCGGTTTGGAGGCGTCCTTCGAGGTGCATTGCGCCGCCGTGTCCAATTCGAGCGTCGGATTGCATGGCGTCGAAGTGCAGGTGGCGCAGGACGTCATCGCATTGCGCTCTTCCGCGAAGATGAGCATCGGAGCGACTTGGGGATGGGTGGAAGGAGCCATCACAGTGCCGCTCGCCTAGGCGAAAGTCACGCCATCGGGCACTGGGATAATCCTCTGGAAGCATTGGACGACATCGTTTGAACCGACGCCGCCGACGAGGGTCACCGACCCGTCCGTGTTCCAAGTCGCCTGTTTTCCGTACGCGATGCCGGCCACATTCGCGACGCACCCCAAATCGACCGCTTTGGAGGGTTTCACGCCCGATTTAAACATCCAGACAGTGAAGTTGCCGACGTTCACGGAGCTTCGGAACGACGAGAGATCGACGAATATCAGACCGTCTTTGACGGTGATGGTGTTCGTCGCGCCATACGCCACCCCGACGAAAGACCCCGTATTCTGCCATTGCAGTTGACATGTCTGAGTTACGGAAAGCTATTCAGCTGGTCAATATGAGTTTCTGCCAAGCTTTCTGCATGTCCTTGAGGACGCTCAAATCGGGCTTGAGGTAATACCGTGCGGTGGTTTGGATGTCGGAATGCCCGAGCTGTCGTGCGACCACGCTGATGTCGGTTCCGGCCTTGATCGCCAACGTGCCGAACGTGTGGCGCAGGTTGCGTGGAGGCACGCATGGGAGTTTCATGCGCTTGCACCAACTGCGGTAGTGGTTTGCCACTTGGTTCGCGTTCAGGTTGCCGACCAGTCGGCCGGTCTTCGTGCCGTGGCGTAGTTCCGCCAATCGTTTTATCGCGAACCGTGGCAATGCGACGGTTCGTCGGCTCAGATCGGTCTTCGGTTCGGTGACGGTCTCATGGCCCGCCACCCACTGTACCGACCTTTTCACGGTGACGGTGCCGCGACGTAAATCCAAGTCGGCCCATTCCAGGCCGACCGACTCGCAGCGGCGCAATCCAGCGCATACGGACACCAATAACCAGGCTTCCAACGCGTGACCGTAGAAGCCTTTCAACAGTCTGCGTACTTCCGGCGCCGATAACACTTGCGGCTCGTAATGTCGCAGATGGGGGAGGCGGATTTCACGTCCGGTCACGTCATTGTCCGTCATGCCGCGTTTGAACGCGAGTCTCAATATCGAGCGGAACACCGCCCACGCCTTACGTGCCGCACCAGCCTTAGCGAAGGAGTCCAACCATGATTCGATGTCCGCCACCGTGATTGAGTCGATGTCCTTTCCTCTCCATCGCGGGAGTATGTGACATGCGAGGGCGCTTTCGTAACCGACCTTGGTGCATTCGCGGAGTTTTACGCATGATGGTCTCCAAACGGTGTCTGCGAACGTGTCGAACAGCATTGGTTCCTTCCTGTTTTCCTGATTTAATCCCACACGTTGGCGTGTTGTCGTTGGTTGGTGGCGTGTGTGGGTTTTCTCATTGTTTTTGTATCTCTGTTTTAGGAGGTTGTTTTGACTCAGATCAAGTTTGATTTCGGCCATCCGAGTGCGGATGGTATCGCTGACTTGGCGGGTGAGACGGTTCATGTCGTTCCGACGAGCCGTTTCAACAGCGGCAAGCGCATCGTGGTGCGCGACTCGTTCGAGGTGAGACTGGACGAGCATGGCACAGCGACCGTTACGGTGCCGCCGACCGATAACACGTTCGCCTACGAGGTGACCGTCGGCGACAGCGCCGATTCCTGGCGGTTCATTCGCGTCGTGCAGGTGCCTGATTCGGCCAATGTGTTGGACTTCGCTGATTTGGTCGAAGTGGATTCTGACACGTTGACCCCCAGCCAGACCGGCAATCCGTTGGCCGACATCGATCAGTCCGATGTGGATTGGGCTGTGTCCGCGATCAATGCCTGAGTTTTTAGAGGAGGTTTGTTTTGGCTAACCCTGATAAGTTTTTGCGCCTGCGTGACTACGCCCGTTTGGAGCGTGCGCAGAAGAATGGTGCCGTGGACGGCACCAAGTTCGCCTACGACAGTGCGAAACACGTCGTGTCGAACGTCCGCGAGTATTTCGACGCGCATCGCGACGGGCGCACGTATGGCGTGCGTTTCCCGCTCTACTCGTTTTCCAATTCGCCGGACGGCGTGAAGGTCGGCGACAATGCCGGTCTGACCGTCGTGCCAAGCTCGAATTATCGTGCCGGACGTGACGATTACGCAGGATTGAGCGCGTTCCGCGTGTTCGACGCTAACGTGGCCGTGTCCGATGATGGCACGCCGATCGTGAAGGCCATCAAGGGCTTGGCTGGCAATTACGCGAAGGACGGGTCCAACGGCGACGTGTTCGTCATCACCACTCCCGGCTTCTACCGGTTCGAGTTCGACACGAACCATTGCACCATCTGGTATTCGGACACCCAATACGAGGGCTATTCGCCGATGCCGGGCGCGCTGCTGCCGGACGGTTCGCTCCGCCCGTGCATGGCGTACGCGAAATACCCGCTGTCCAATTACGGCGGCAAGGCCGCGTCCGTCTCAGGTCAAATCACGGCCTCCATGAGCGAACAGGGCTCCGTGGCCGTACCCACCAGCAAGGGCAAGGGATATAGCGGAAAGACTTCAGCCGACATGTTCTACACCCAGTTGATGTACATGCTCAAATACGCGGCCAAGGACATCGAACGCCACTTGGGCGGCGACTTCAACGGTTCCGCTCAGATCAACGTCAGCAAGGCCGAAACCAACGTCACCCGCGCGCTGGTCAAGGCCACTGACGCGGCAAGCATCGACCTCGGCTCCTACGTGAGCGTCGGCACCGGCACCGACCGTGGAGACAATAAGACCGGCGCGGCGGCGGCATACCGCAAGGTCATTTCCAAGACCGTCGTAGACTCGGCAACCACCGCGATCAACGTGTCCGGCGCGGCCTTCACGACCACGACGGCCATGCATGTCACCCAAATGCCGTACCTGACCGGTTCGACGGACGGCGTGCTCGGCAACGACGGCATCCCCCGCGAGGACGTGTCCAAAACCCATCAGCCGATCAAGCTCCAGGGCATCGAACTGTTCGCCGGACTCTACGAGACCGAGGGCGACATCATCCTGAAGAACGTGAAGGATTCGGACACTTCCGGCCATACCGAAGTGTGGAAGGTGTTCGACACCACCAAGGCGAGCGGCACCGCCATCACCGCCGACTACGTGCATGTGGGCGACTATCCAGCCGTCAACGACAAGACCGACAACCAGTGGCAGTGGCAGACCGACTTCACCGAAAAGCACGGATTCCTGCTGCCCACCGGCGTCGGCGCGACAAGCACCAGCGGCCTGACCGACGCACTGATAATCAACCCGATCCCCGCTCCGGGACTGCATGAGTTGCGGCGCGGTGGCGATCTCTGGGATGGCTCGCCCTGCGGGTTGTTCTGCGCGAGCGGCGGGTACGATCTGTCGGGCGCTTGGTGGTCCTACGGCGGTCGCCTATCCGTTCTTGGCCGCACGCACGCCTAGTGCGGGCGGTTGGGGGTGAGCGCCAGCGAGGGGGCGAAAGCCCCCTTATCACCCTCGTATGACTCTTGATAATATTTCGGGGATTCGTGACGGTTTCGCCGGGTTCCTCCTGCTTTTGCAGCGCGGTGGCAATCTCAGGGATGGCTCGCACTGCGGGTTGTTCAGCGCGAACGGCAGGAACGATCTGTCGAACGCTTGGTGGAACTACGGCGGTCGCACATAAGGGTTAACCATTTTCCGTCACGACTACCCTCCGCTTTCGGGGATATGCGAGAGGGCAAGCCTCGGCCATGCCGAAAATCGAATCAAGCACGCGACCGGTAGGCCCCATGGCCGAACGCCGCCAACATTCCCCTTATAGCTTTCATGAAAACATATTGCAAACACAGTCGCATCACCGAACCCGCGTTCGTGCGCGACTGCATCGAACGGTTCCTCAAAGGCAAACGCTCCCGCAGGGACGTGAACGACTTCCTCAGCCGCCATCCCGACTTGGATTCGCTTTCACGGCAGATAGCGGACGAGATAGGACGCGGCGAATACAGGTTCGCGCCCATCCGCTACTTCCGCCGTGTGGAACCGATCTCAGGCAAGATACGCGTCATCGGACGTGAAAGCATCCGCCATCAGATCTACGATTACGTCTGCGGCACGGCGTTGATGCCATTGTTCCGCGCGAAGGTCGGCAGATGGCAGACGGCGAGCATTCCCGGCAGGGGCATAGCCGACGCGCGTCGCGCGATCAGGAAATGGGTGCGCGAACCGTCCAGCAAAGTGTTCGTGAAACTGGACGTGCGCAAATGCTATCCGAGCATCAGCCGTCAAGTGTTGAAACAGTTGCTCGCAAGGGACGTGGGGGACAAGTGGCTGCTTGATTTGGCGTTCCATCTCATCGACCAATACGCGGGCGATGACGGGTTGAACATCGGCTCGTATCTGAGCCAATGGCTCGCAAACTATTACCTTTCGTATGCCTACCATTTCTGCGAACAGCATCTAAGCAAGGAGCGCGTGAACCGCAGGACGGGCGAAACCGCCACCAGACGGCTCGTGACGCACCTGCTGTTCTACATGGACGACATTCTCCTGGTCGGCAGATCGAAGCGTGACCTGACCATCGCCGTCAAACGCATACGCGACTACCTGCATGACACGCTCCGACTCGAAATCCATCCGACATGGAACGTCAAGCACGTCGGCGTGGAGCCAATCGACATGGTGGGCTTCACCTTCTACCCGGACCATACCGGCGTCAGGGCGGGTATCTTCCTGCGCGCACGCCGCTCATTCCGCCGATACGCGCGGAACCCTACGAGTCTTCGGCTCGCATACCGTTGCGCCAGCTACTACGGCTGGCTCAAAAACAGCGATTCCATCCAATACCGGCGTCGAAACAACGTCGATCAAATCGTCCGCCGCGCCGGAAACACCGTCGCGGCAAGCAGGAAGAAAGGATAACAGATGATTCAGAACGTCTCTTCCGCAACCCCGTTGGAAAAGGTGGACTACCATCTCCGCGATGACGGACTGGCCGACATCCGCATCCGCCGCAGCATCAGGACCGTCACCCATGACGCGACCGACAATCAGCCGGAATACGTGGAGTACACGGCGGTCGAATCCTATCAGATTTTGCCGCTCATGGAACAGGAGGCCCTCGAACAGGCGGATGTCCTGTTCGAGGGTGACGCCACCAGTTCCAAGCCGGTGCTCGACAGGGTGAGCGCACTGGAACAGGCAAGCCTGGACAACGCGCAACTGCTGGCCGACCTGATGGCGGGCGAGGACGGCGATACGACGGATTCCACCGATTCCGACACCGGCAAGACCGATGGCGGCGATGCCAACGACGGCGGCAAGAACATCGCCGACGATTCCGCCGACAACAAGGACAAGGAGTGAGAACAATGGTCAGATTCAATCATGCCGCAGCGGTCCGCATGTACACCCGTCTGGTCAAGGCCGGACGCAAGACGCTGGACGAAGTACCGAAGGAATACCGCGCGGAGGTGCAGCAGAACCTTCTCGACCCGTGGTTCTGACGTAAGAAGGCATAGGTGAATCAGGAAGCAATCACCATCATCGTCGCCATCATCGGTTCCGGTGGTTTCGGAGCGTTCGTCCCATGGGTGCTCGACAGAATCGACAACAGGCGCGACCCTCTGCACGAGGGCGTGAAGGAGCTGCTGTTCTGCAAGCTTGAACTGCTGCACCAACAAATGGTGGACAACGGCGGCGTATGCACCGTCGAGGCGAAACAGACCGCCGAACGCATATATCTCGCCTACCACGGTCTGGGAGGCAATGGCGTCGGCACGGAAATGCGCAACGACATCCTCGACGCGCACATACAGGAGGACAGGAATTGACGCACCTCATGATCGCGGGCGGCACCTACCTGCTGCTGCTCGCCTTGTTGCTCGTCTTCAATCATGGCGCGCACAGGCATTGATTTTCACACCAGTTTTCAAAGCCATCCCATTTCGGGATGGCTTTTCTATTTGCCCCTTGACTTGGGGGCGGGAAGGAGAGGATGTGGGCATCCTCAACAACAAAGGCAAGCCGAAGCACAAGCGTCTGCGTCGGCATATGGGCAGGCCGTTGACCGCGTTGGCGGCGGTGCTGTGCGTAGCTGTCGCGCCGGTCGCCAGCGCGAACATGAACGTCATCGACGTTTCCGGCTGGCAGTCCGCCGATGTGACGCGCGTGGTGGACGCTGACGCGGCCATCGTGAAGATCACGGAGGGTGGCGGCTACGTGAATCCGTCTTGGCGCAGCCAGACCGATTGGGCGCGTCAGACCGGCAAGGCTTGCGGCGGCTACCATTACGCGGACGGCGGCAACGTCACCGCCGAGGTGAACCATTATCTCAACCAGTTCAACGGCTATGTGGGCCAGTGCGTGCTCGCGTTGGACTGGGAGTCCAACGGGAACGCCGCTTGGGGTAACGGCGATTGGGTGCGCCAGTGGGTGAACCAGGTGTATTCGCGTACCAAGGTCTGGCCCATCGTGTACGTGCAGGATTCCGCCGTATATCAGATTCCGTCCGACGTGCGAGCCCATTGCATGCTGTGGAAGGCTCAGTACGCTTCCATGAACGCGACCGGCTGGCAGTCCACTCCGTGGAACGCCGGCAGCAAGGGCGAGGGCATGGTGCAGTATGCGTCCACCGGCTATCTGAACGGTGTCGGCCCTCTCGATCTTAACCTGTTCTTCGGTGAGCGTGACGCATGGCAGAAGATCGCGAACGGTGATCGCGGCAAGACGAATGCCGAGGTGAGGCATGATCCGGTCAGGCCGCAGGTCACTGTCACGCCGGACTACAATGACATGGCCACGAAGGTCATTCGCGGCGTGTACGGCAACGGCAATGAGCGTCGTCAGGCTCTTGGCGGCGCGTATGACACGGTGATGGCGATAGTTAACCAGCGTCTCGGCGGTTCTGGCGGCGCATCGTCCGCCGCGAATTGCGGCAGCGTGTGTGTGACCGTCCGTTACGGCGACACGCTCAGCAGCATCGCGGCACGTAATGGCGGTTCGTGGAACCAGTACACGGGATACCGTTCGGGTAATCCGAACGTCATCTACGCTGGCGAGACCGTCTGCCGTCGCACCGGCGCGGCCAGTACGTCCACGGTCGCCACCGGTGGACGGTACGTGGTGCGTTCCGGCGACACCCTCGGCGGCATCGCCGCATATTACAGGGTCAACATGTACAGCATCCACGGGTACCGTTCCGGCAATCCGTCGTTGATCTATCCGGGTGAAACACTCTACTGGTAAGGAGACTGATTATGGTCGATGAAGTCAAGGAGACTCAGAATGACGGCGAAAAGCCGCAGGAAGAAACAGGCGAGGAAAACAACTACCTCCTGCCGGACGAAGCGTACAAGGTGCTGAAGTGGTTGGCGCTTATCGCGTTGCCCGCTTTGGCCGTGTTCGTGCATGTGGTAGGCCCCGCATGGAACCTTCCATGCGTTGACCAGATCGTGACCACGTTGAACGCTCTGGCCGTGCTGGTTGGCGCTTTGATCGGCGCCAGCGAGTTGAAAGCCAGGTATTCCGAGTAGAAACCTTTCATTTCTCTAACATGATGTTGGAGAAGTGTAAGAATACTATGCCCAACTAGTACGTCCTGTACAAGTTTGCCCCTCTCTCAGCGATTACGCTGGGGGAGGGGCGTTTTCTTGTTATTCGGCGTGTTTGCGTGGCCTTCCTCCGCCGACACCGCGGCCGGGGCGTTGCGCGTTCCATTGGTCGATGGTCTCTGGCAGCCAGCCGCGCGTGCGGCCTATTATGGCGTCCGGTTGGGGGAGCTTGTAGGCGCTGACGGCGGCTGTGCTGATGCCGAGGCGCTTGGACACGTCGGTGACGCTCAGGTATTCGATGGTCATGTCAGTCCTTCCTTCCGGCGATGAGCGCGAATACGGCGCTGACGACGGCGCATCCGGCGGTGAGCGCGAACGGCCAGCCGAACCATGCGCTAGCGGCGGTTCCGAGCGCGAACACCGCGCTGACTATCGATTCCGTTCTCATGATGTCCCATGGCATAATCGGAGATATGGGGTTCCGGCCCCTAGGTCTGGCCGGAACCCTTGCTCACTTCCTCTTCTTCGGTTTCCGTCTCATCTCCTTGATGAGTCCGGTCACTGCTTTGATGAGGGCCGCGAGGCTCGCGACGAGAAGCGAGATGCTGGTGATTATCTCCGATGGTGTCATGTTCACCTCCTTTCCTTGATATAAACTATATTAGCGCAGTAAATAAAGTAATGCAAGCCGAAACACGAAAAACATAAGAAAAACAGCGGATTGATAGGCTCGACACCATGTAGGGTTGGAAATGGACGGAGATGGAGTCGATTACGGACCTGCCTTCACCGCTCTAGCTGCTTCACGACGTCAAAAATAGCCGATTTTCATATATTTGAGACAGTGTAGAGGTGGTAGCCTGAGTGGTAAATCATCACTCAGGCATATAAAAAGCCAATAAACAGAACGGTTTTCAGAGAATCAGCGATATTTCTGCTGG